TTTGATCTTCATAGACGTCTTAAAGTCTACGACTGACAGCTTACCTTTGATATCTGCTATGCAATCAACTCTTCCTGCTAATCTATATTTATACGACCACAGCGGCGCTTCTTGCATATACACCTTAGAAATACTCTTATCGAGTATTGGCTGCAGCTGCTTGAACATCACAACTGCATCAGGCATCCTATCCTTGCAAGGATCCTCTTTGTTGTTCAGATAATCTTCAATGATTGAATGTACTGCAGTGCCGCGGCCGGATGCTTTACGACTGATACGATTAGCTTCATCCTCGCCTACACGACGACGCCACTTCATCAGTCCTTCTTTCTTTCCGGGCTGATTACCCAGAGCGGTAGTGATAGACTCAAACATTTCCCCATTGGGTACTTTGTATCGTCTACCACTCTCCGTCGTAATCGCTTCTATAGAGTGAACCTCAAACCGGTCCTCATGTATAAATTCCATTATTCAGTTTAGATATGATATAATCTCGCACGAGTTGAGATCTCACTATATCTCCCTCTTCAAATTGTACAGTACTAAATCCTGAGATATTGCTGATCACTTTCATAAAGTCGATCAGTCCTCTCTTTTCATAATCTCTTTCAAGATCCGTTTGTCTAAAGTCTCCACTAAAGATGATCCTACAATTCTCACCGACTCGAGTGATGATACTGTCGAGCTCATGGAACGTTAGGTTCTGACACTCATCAACAAGCACAATGCTAGAATTAATAGTGATTCCGCGTATGAATGAAGTCGATATGAAATCCACAATACCGCGTCCTTTAAGAGTGTCGTATGCATCTCCGCGGTCAAAGAGTTCAGTAAAAATGGATTGATATGGTAGCTCATATGCTCTCTGTTTTTCTTTCTGATTGCCCGGAAGGAATCCCATATCCCGTGTCGGTACAACCGATCTTACTATGACTAACTTTTGCTTACTGCTTCTTTGATGTATAATCTCATCGAGAGCAAGATAGGAAGAAATAAATGTTTTTCCAGTACCTGCTACACCCTGTAGCAGAAGATGATTGCCGTCTTCGTACTTCTCAAACGTTCGTATCTGATTCGGCGTTTGTGGATCGATATGTCTTAGTCGTAATCCTGTATTCTGTTTCTTCCTTTGTGCCTTTCTTTGTTTTTTAGTTAACCTTTGTTCAAAGAAATCTTCATAATCGTCATGAAAATAAGCTAAGTTAGTGTTAATAGACATGAATAACCCTTCTTGGTTACATCACGTATTGTCTACCATCGGCTAAGACCCTGTGCTTCCTTTCTCTTGCTTCTCCATTTTTCTACAGCCTGACGAGTCTTAACTGCCTTTGCAGACTTATCACCATAGTTGTTTGCAAGATCGCTTGTAGGATGAGCTTCTGCAACTCTTGACATCTGCTCATTCCAACCGGCATCGTTTACGATACCAGAATAGGTTTGATTCCAAACGATGTTAACGCGATCGGGTGGTAATTGTCGTATGTGTGGATGATCGGAAAGGAAATCTTCACGCTCGGACATCGACATAATTTCCTCGAACTCTACTCCAGTATCTTCATCAATAAAATTATAAGTAGGCATTCATTCCCTTCCTGATTTTATTTATCATTCCACCAATTTGGAGCAGGCCGACCCTTCTCCCATTTAGCAAACCTAATCTTATCTACTTTGTAGAACTCTTGATACGCTTTGACCGGGTCTGCAATCTCCATAAGATCAGGATATGCTTTCATAGCCTTTGCAAAAGGAGTTCGCGAGCCAACACGGATGTTCCTGGGTGTCACATTCAGAATGTCCCTGAGTTTTTCCCATGAGGCATGCAACTTACCAAATCGATACTCGAACTCCCAAGACAGATACTTGAAAAGATCATAGTGCCACACATAGTTATCAAATGATTGCATCGTCCAAATCGTGCATGGATGCTTGGCGTGCACGGCTTTGTAGATAATATCGTCATGATCTGGTAGACGATAGTGCTTGACCATCCTCTTACCTGATTTGGATGGAGCCATATATTCTTCGCCGTCGAGTAATCGATGTGCGGTCGACAACATTTGTGCTGACTCAACGATCATCTTAGGAACATGTCTATCACAATGCATCTGAGCTGCGATATGTGGATCTTTATCCAGCACAAAGATGTTCATTTTCTTTTGTCCTGATAGAACTTATAACCACTATAGATTTCCATTTCACCGTCCTCATCTTCAACTAATCGGATAACTTGATCCTCACGTAACATTTCGATTACTTTCTCCGTTACCCTAGGTATAGCAAACTGGTATCCGGCATGAAAGACTAAACCGAGTAACATAAGTAACATACCTAATGTAAGTATATCATACACCTTTTTTCTCCGAAAGTAAATCAATTAAATCGTCAAAGTTTGTAAGACAACTATTGATTGCTTGAGGTCTGTACAGATCACCGATATCTTTAGGATAGCAAAAGATAAAGTTTATATCTGGATTATTTTCTATAACGTAACCTAGATATTTCATTCTATTTCGTGTATCTTGTAGATTCGCTCTTGTTTCTAATCCATAACAATCTGTACCATCATAAAGGTTAGACATAGCAGTTTTTTGATCTACAACTAAGAAATCAAAACCTAATATGTATAGATAAGTGTATTCTTTCTTGATTGCTTCAATAATAGCATTCATTCCTGCATTGGATCTTGGCCGAGATGGATTCCATGCTTTGTTAACAGCTCGACCCCAGTGTAGTTCAACTGGTTCCCATCTTTCATTCTCTGGTGGTATCAAAACACGAGCAGACGGAAAGTCAGAGGATTCGATCTCAGTTATGATTGGGTTATCAATTGCAACGAGATAATCAGGCAGAGCATACTTCGGAGAAGATATCGCAAAGTCGCGATAGAGAGCATTGCAACCGAATACAACACCTCTGCCTTTGAGCATCAGCAGATCAAATCCCTTTCGAGATTCACCATTACCTATAATGTATGCTGTCTTCTCCGGCTCGATCATTATCTATCTTTCTATTTCGCTTGTTCTTTTTTACCATCTTTTTCTTTTTACTTTTCCAATTTGGTTCGTAAGGATCATCATTCCAATAATCCTTCTTACGCCGAATTGTTTTGCCCATCTGATTGAACCACCCATGTTGATGCTAGTGCTGGCCATGCCTCTTGGAAGAGGCCCTTAGTGATACCCTTATACGGCATCTTTTTATCCTTAATCGCAATGACTAGCTTAGCGTCATCGGGATCAAGAGATTCTAAAAACTGAACGAACTGTGTTTCTCTTTGAAATTGTCTCATGTTTGGATACGGCCCTTTATCGATAAAGACACCGAACTTACGTAGATTAGCATAGAGAGTTGCCTGACAGTCAGCTTCTTTAGGCTGTGGTTTGTACGGAGGAGTTCCTGTTGGTAGTACAAACTTTATATTTGGATTGAAGCATAGGTCAACCACATTCTCAAGCGCAATGTTATGATCCTTGCGCATAGCTTCTACTCTTTGCTTTTTTGTTTTAAGCTTAGATATTCTATCGAGTATTTCAGCTACTCCTTCTTTATAAGCCATCTAAAACTCCTGTATACAATCCATGAGATTTTTCATTCTTTTCTGAATAAAATAATTGAAGATCTTTTCTCTACCATTCATTTTATAATCATTGAACATATCGATTGTCTGATTTTGAACATCGTCAGGAACATAGTCAAGATCAACTAGTTGCTGATTTCGTTTATAACCACGCAACATCTCTTCATCGCAGAACTCTTCAGGTAACATACCATTCCAAGCATCTATCTTTTTTGAAGCGAGTGGTCTTTGTCTTTTACCTACGATGAATACATCGTCAGCAGATAGAAAATTAGGAACGCCATCACCACGATCACCCTTCAGAATGTGTTCATGAATGTACCTTGCTGGGTTACTACAATTTACAAACTTCTTTTGCATAGGACTATACTGCTCAACGTTAGCATACTTCTGCAGTTGAACAAAGTCTTTATCAGATGAGAGTATTAATATAGGTTCTGCAGATCCATTCTGAATACCAAGATGGCCGTACTCATGACAGAGAGATGCAATAATATCATCAGCTTCTGCTCGATCTATCTGCAATACTTTATAAGGGAAGTGTTCCTTAATGTCGTCGCGAATACCATTCAACACTTCAAAGATAGTGTGCCAATCAAGACCTGACTCCTCACGATCTTTCTTACGATGTGCTTTATAGTACGGAAAGATATCACGGCGCCAGTAGTTCTTGTCATCGCAACAAATAACAAGCTCACCGTATTTTTCACTAAACTTTCTGCGATATAAACGCAGAGAATTTAGTACCATGTGTCGAACAAGATCTTCCTCGATAGGAATATTCTTGCCACCTATTTGCATCATCAGGTTTGATATCATAACCTGATTTAAGTCAACGAGTATCATATTAATTCTCAGTTACATTCTATCCTATATTTATTATACTTATATGAATAAGAATGTCAATAAATTATAGATCTTCGTCATCAAATTCTTCAATATCAATATCAAGAAGCTCAAGGGAGTCTTCAATAATTTCATGAAATGGATGATCGAGATCGAGAGTTCCATAAAGTGTTGCACGTAAACTTTCAACACAGAATGAGAATCTTAAAACGAAGTTTTCTTCCCAAACATCAAAGCCATGCATTCCTAACTTATTAATAAGTTGTGTACCATAATGATCTACAACATGATCGACATAAGTCTTTTTGTTTTTGAGAAATCTTTCTCCTAGCTCTTCTTCATTCTTTGGCTTTGGCATTGCTCCGATATTTGGGAATTGAAGAACATTATTAGCAGTCATCTTGCTAGCACTCTAAGTAAGATAGTATCACCATTGATCCTACCGTTTGATATCGGGCTTTCTTTACTATTTATCTCACCCATAAGCTTTTTCATAACTCGCTTTCCACCACTGAGTACCTGTGGTAAAATCTCATCCGGCTTTCTCAGTTTCTTCTGAATAGACTCATCGGGGTTGTAACCCTGTAGAGTTGTACCCTTGACTGACAAACCGGATGGACCCATTGCTTGAAACTTCTTAAGCATACGATACTTTGTATTGAATACCCAGAGTTGGTCAGCTCCTATAATGTCAGCAGGATTAATGCTTACAATCTTGTACTCTTTATTTTCTTGTTCGAACTTGAGATTCTTAATTTGCTTCTCTGTTGAGATAGGTTTTTTCTTACGAGTTTTGCGAACTGTCTTTTGATTAGAACCCCACGTCTCAGCGTCTCCAATTATACTCGCAACGAACTCTACAAACCTCTTGACCTCAGCCTTCTTCATATGGCTGTAACCCTCGTTGAGTTGTGGGTCCATTCCACCCTGCAGCTCTCGAAGTTCTGTTAACAAGGGTTTGTAATATGATACAATTGCGTTTGATTGCTGTGACTTTACACCATTCTTCTGCAACCAATCATACATCTTAAATTCTGATTTGTATTTCTTGAGAGTAAATTGATCTATCTCTTCCTCGATCTCTCCAATATATTCTGAGATCTGTTCCTTGATTCTCTCTTGAACTGATACGACCGGTTTCTTTTCTTTAGCCTCTTCTTTCTTTTCATTAGTGAGTTTATTTGCTTCCTCAAGCATTTCATCTAACGAGTCATTGAGATACTTCAGAGAGACATCTGGTATTTTTAAACCACAGGCCTGCATTCTTGCAAGATACGCAGCAGTAGAATTTATTTTCCATTCTGGCAGTCTTTTAAGTATACGTAATTCTTTCTTATCTCTTGGATAATTATTGAAAAGAAGTTTAGCTTTATCTTTCGCGTTATTGAAATAGTTATACCAGTTGTAGGCAGTACTTATTCGTATGCGTAGATCCTCTTCAGATAATTCATCCTGATCCTCCCAAGTTGGTTCTGATCCCATGTACTTTTCGTCTAAAGATCGAGCAACTCTTGGTTCCTTACGTATTCTTTTACCGGATTTCAATAAGCTTGGTCGTCTAGCCATTTTTTAAAGCTTTCAATAAACTTGTCCACTCTGAAGTTCTTGCATCCCATGAATAGAATGCATCAGCCCAGATCTTAGTAAAGTGTAACTTGTCCTTGTGATGCTCGTCCCAATACTGATCTATGACGACCTTAAGAAGACTTGCAAATACGTTAGCATGCGAATTATAGTCTTCATGCCACTGATACATATTAGCAAAATTACCAGCCGTCTCAGGCAGGCCGCAGTAGTTAGGGCACACGATTGCACAAGATGCACTCATAGCTTCCATCAAAGATATGCAGGATGTCTCCGGCCAGATGTTAGGATATGCAAATATATGAGCACGCTTAAGATACTCACGCACGATACTGTTCTCAACCGATCCATGATAAGAAATACCAGGATGGTTCATACACCTTTGAAAGAGTTCCTGATACGGTTCATCTCTCTGCGGCCATCCATATATATTGAATGAAGAGAACACATCAAGATATATCTTATCTTGGTATCCTTGTTCCCATAAATGTTCAAAGACCGGTACAAGTATCTCTAAGCCGCGGTGAGGTGTGGTATGATAAATCAGACGAATAACATCCGACTCTTTATCCTCAGGAGTTATATCAATTGGTGTAATAGCATTCTTTAAAATAGCAGCTTCACCGTATCGAATACCATGCGCTGCTTGATATGTTTGAAACTGATAATTTGAAACAAAAACTAGTTTAGCAAATCTATTTCTTGATTCAACGTTGCTTAAATGTTGAGATTCAGGATCATCCCATGTATCATGTAGCCATAAAATATTCTTCTTATCTTCGCTTATATCTCGAACACGAGAACAAATAATGTTGAATTGACTTACAAGATCCGGATCAATTCTCTCGAAGAGACCTTCCTTCATCATCTCAGTTCCACCGCGCGCTGCGACAACATCACCATTGCCGTCAATAGTTCCGGCTAGTGGATCTTCCATTCCAGTAACTGTAAACTTCATAGCATTACCGTTTGTACACCAATGACTGAGTCAACTCGAAAGGATCGCCATCCTTCTTTCTCAAGATCCCAAACTGGAACAACATTATCTTTAAATGCTGGTTGTTCGTGACGCTCGTCCTGTTGCTGTAGTTGACTCTTTACGGAATCAGGAAGACGATCTTCATTCAGAGTACAACGCATCAGACGTTCTTCTCCGTTCACTTTAGTAAAATGTACATC